TTATCGTTATCTTATAAAGTAGAAGGAGTTTGGAAATTTCATATATGGCCAGCAACTACCGATCCTGGAACGAAAGGTGTTATGCAATATGGTAACAAAGCTGGAGTTGCTAGACTAGTAGAAGGACAATATATCGGGTCACACATCATGAGACTTCATGCCGGCAAATACGAAGCTTTAGGACAAAATAAACCAGTTAAAGTATTTAGAGATCCAAACAAAGATATGAAGTACGATGAAACCAAAATCCAAGAAGGAGTATTTGGTATCAATATTCATAAAGCCGGCGCGGATTCGACATATGTAGAAAATTGGTCAGAAGGATGTCAAGTATTTAAACGTTCAGCAGACTTCGAAGAGTTTATGGCTATTTGTCGCAAAGCTAAAGCAGCACATGGAAATACATTTAACTATACATTGTTAAAATCAACAGATATTAAATAATGAAAACAACAGTACTTGCAATATATTTTTCGTTATCGACTATGTTAACTTTTATTTGTACTTATTTCTTTAACCTAACAATGAATCATTATGATCAATACTTGGCATTGATTTCTGTAGTATTCATCGATGGTTTTTTTGGCGTGATTGCAGGAATAAAACGCGAAGGATTTCAAACTCGTAAAGCAATTAAAGTTTTAAAAACAGCAGCAGTATGGTGTGCATTCTTAACAGTACTGTTGTCAGTTGAAGATGCATATAAAGGTACTGGTTGGTTAAGTGAAACTATATTGATACCTTTTATTGTATTTCAAATCATGAGTGCATTAAAAAATGCATCGATGGCTGGATTTATTAAAGCAAAATTGTTGAATCAAATTCTAGATAAATTTGACGACCATAAAGGCGTACGAGATAAATAATCATGTATAAAGCTGGCGGAATTGTAATGATAGCAGGAGTGATACTGTCGCTCCTGTTTATTGCCGCATTCGTTTGGTATGTTAATCGACATATCGGCGAAAAATTAAAAACAAAAGTATGGTTAACACGTTACGTATCTTTGTTATTAACGGCACTAGTTGGATTATTCATCGTTGACAAAGTAGTTAGTTTTCAAACAAAACTTCTTACCGACGAAATGAGTAATGGGTTATTTGAACTTATCAAAAGTATTGTACTAGTTATATTTGGTTATGAATTCGGCGGTAGCATAAAAAAAGATAACGATTCCGAATAATTTTGATTCTTATTTTATTTTTTATATCATATAGTATGAACTATAAATACATCTTGTTATCCTTTTCGTTATTTTTGTTAGGACAGATATTAGTTTGGATACAAGTTAATGGCCCATTAATATGGCCATGGGCAAAAGAATGGCGTTGGGCTCTAATGATACTCGGAGTTCCTATAACTTGGTTATTCATGGAAGCTACTAGCTATGTTGTACAAGGATTTGGTGGACTTTTCTGGCCAGGACGATTCATATCATTTTGTGCAGGTATATTCATATTCACTTTGATGACATATATTTTTCGAGATGAAGCTATCAATGTAAAAACTGCAGTATCATTGACATTAGCATTTGCTTTAATTTTAGTTCAATTGTTTTGGAAATGATGATATTTATTATATATGATCCAAGAATACATTACACAGAAAACACTTAATCCAAAGCTTTGGAGCAATGGTAAACTTCGTAAGAAACTTCGTGCTGGATTCTTAAAAATTGCCAATGAATTTTACAAGTTTCTAGATGTCGATGCAGCTGTAAAAGACATCATAATCATTGGTAGTAGTGCCAATTACAATTGGACAGAACATAGTGATATAGATTTGCATGTAGTTATTAATTACGGTCAAGTTGGAGACAATTTGCATTTGGTTAAAAATTACATGCACGCTAAAAAAAGCATATGGAATGAAAATTATCCATTATCATTAAAAGGCATGAACATTGAATTGTATGCACAAGATGTTAACGAAAAACTACATTCTACAGTAGCATCTTATTCTTTGATGCAAAATAAATGGTTAACGAAACCAACGGCTGATATGATTTCAATTGATGATGCTATCATACAACAAAAGGCAGAACCGTATGAATATGAAATTGATGAATTAAAAGATACAGACCCGCATATCGAAAAGAAAATACAAAGTCTTAAAACCAGACTACGTCATTTACGACAAACCGGATTAGATGCGGAAGGAGAATATTCTATAGAAAATATGGCGTATAAACATCTACGTAATAAAGGCTATTTAGAACGTTTAAACCGTCTTGAACAAAAGGTTACAATGGGTCGCCTTTCTGTAGAAGAAGCTGTAAATGAATTCAATATACCCCAAATGATAGACAAAGGCAAGTCTCAAGTAAAAACTTTCGTGTCAGCCATGAAAAATGAAACTTTAGAGACAAAACACGCATTAAAAATGATTCTAGATCATTTAAATGGAGAAAAATTAACTCCCGAAGAATGGTCATGGGTTCGTGGCCAAATGAAAGATGTCGTTAAAATGCTAGGATTAACTACGATGGCAGTAGCTCCAGGAGGAAGTTTAGTAGCACTATTAGCAAAAGCACTTAAGGCCGATAAATACATTTTGCCGTCTTCATTTCAAAAACAAGATGAAAAAGAAGTTACCGAATCTTTAGTAATGCACGTTACTGGTAAGAAAACTTTAGATACGGATGGGTGGGATGATATAATTAAAAAAACCGGGGCTGTTACAACGCATCGGGGACAATGGGATCACCCCGGTCAATGCACAATGATTCCTGGTAATCAAATTACAATGAAGAACGTTGCATATCCAGTAATGGGAATAGATGACACCGGACACGCACAAATGATGCACCCGGAACAAGATTATGATTATCCCGGTACTAAAGTTTTTGAAATACCACATACAGCACAATGGCAAACTATGTTAATGCGGCTTCAAAATGTAATACGTAATGGAACAAACTATGCAAAGTAAAGGATTAGGCGACGATATTAAACGAATAACTTCGGCAACTGGATTGGATCAACTTGCTAAAAAAATAGCACATCTTCTAGATGAAGATTGTGGATGTGATGACAGACAAGCTTGGTTAAACGAACAAACAAAAGATTGGTGGCCTTACAAAAAAAGGAATATAGAAAATGGCGATAATAAATAAAACGGGTATTACCAATGGCGGTACTATTCAAGCAGAACATGTTACAAGAGCAATTGATGCATTAAGTGGAGGTAGTACAGATACTGTAGTAGCAACTGGATCGTTTTCGGGTTCATTAACTGGAGAAGTATTAGGTAGTTCGACATCTACATTAACTGTTAATACCGCTGCGGGATCTGATAATAGTACACATTATGTATTATTTGGTGACGCAACAACCGGACAACAAACACCATTAACTGATACTACATTTACATATAATCCGTCTACAAATACATTAACGTTAACAGGATCATTAAATGTTAGCGGAAGTACTAACTCAAACATATCAGCAACGGCTACATCTAAAATTAATTTAAGTGCAATAAGTTCAAGTGGATATTTTGCATTACCATTATCTCAACCTAGCAATCCGGTTACTGGATCTGTATATGTTGATTTTACTGCTGGAAATTTTGCAATATGGGATGGGGTTACGTGGAGACTTATATCTTTTTAATTGATATTTATAATAAAATAAAGGAAAATTATGAAACTTACAAAAGAACAAATTTTAGGAATCGTTCGTCATGCATTAACATTTGTTGGGGGTATCTTTGTGATGAAAGGATTAATCGAAGAAACCGTAGTAACAGAAATCGTAGGTGGTGCAATGACACTTACCGGCGCTATTTGGTCTATCATAGAAAAGGCATAACATGGCACACTTGAATGAATGTGGTTGTAATTCAGAAATGGATCATAGCAATACTGATAACTACATGTTTTTTCAAAATTTAAAAACTATTAAGAAAATGGTAGATGCCATGTTGAAGATGGATCCTGCACATGTAGATCAAATACTTTCAAATGGACATGGTTGGGCAGCAGATCATATTGCAACATCAAAAGATGATGTAGAAGAAGTTGGCGGATTTTTAATGAACTCCGAACATACAGATTACGGTCATATGTCTAATGACATTGCATACAATTCACAACAACCACAATTCGTTCCTGTTGGATTTAAGGATCAATTAAAAACTGTCATGCATGAAAAAATTCAAAAAGTCGATGGGGGTTGGGCAGTATATCCTAGTAAAGGCGGAAAACGTTTAGGTACGCATCCTACTAAAAAAGCTGCATTGAAACAATTAGCAGCAATTGAAATTTCAAAAATGAAAAAATAAAGTATGTTTGAACAAATTGTACATAGTATTAATTGCTATGGCAAAACAAAATTAGCTCCGTCGCTTGTATGTGACGGAGTTGGTGTTTTCGCAATAACAGAAATCGATTCCAATTATGTACTATTTGATGATGTTGAGCCGGATACCATCCATATTCCGTATGAAATGATTACAGATATATCAGTACGAAAACATTTAACATCTACATGTAATTCAGATGAATTTGGAATTTGGCTTTCTAGAACATATAATAATATTAATATGTCTTACTATATAAATCATTCAGACACGCCTAACGTATATCACGATTTAAAACAAGATAAATATGTTACAATACGTAGTATATTGCCAGGCGAAGAATTAACTTGTACTTA